TCAACCGTTTATCAGTTGCTTTTATTAATTCTCCTACTTCTCTTTTAGAAACACCTTCAACAAAACCTTTAACAGTTGTATCTGCGGTTGTCTCTCCCATTGCACCTGTAGTGGTGTTATAAGCACTTCCCGTGACTTTACGAATCGTAACATTACCGCCTACAGCTTTAAGAACTTTGCTTGCTGCTTTTCTAAAGCCTTTAGGTTTTACTGGCATTAGACCCGATAAGCAACAACAGTTCCACTAGCTAACGTAATACTTGTAAAAATCCCTTCTACCTCACTTCCATGCTTAATAGGAATTGCTGAAACAGTAGAAGATCCATTCTCTGTGACGTTTGGACTAACTAAAGTCATAACTGCATCTTCTAATGCGTGGATTTTTCCAAATCGGCCTGTGTGAGCAGACGTATTTGTGATGATGATTGCAGCAGGATAAGACATGCCCATTAGCTTCGTTTTACAGCAATGTTGCCAGGTCCACTAATTCTAATGCCTGTGAAGTATCTTTCAAACATTGGTGGGACACGATCAGCACCAACAGCACCAAAAGAATTTGGAGTTGCATCCAAAGATCCAACCTTGATGTTTTTATAATCTTCTAATCCACTAAGTCCAAGACCGTCTTTATTGTTATTCAGGTAAGCAGCTAAAACGGCTTGTGCTTTCTTGATTTGATCAGGTATTTCTGTGTCTGTAAAATAATCAGTTGTTATACGAAAAGGAAAACCAGTTGCATAAGTATTGATATAAGTGTCAGGTTTTCTAACTCCTGTTCTAGGCCATTGCATTGCTTGTGTATCTGTTGCTCTAGCACCTAAAAATCTTTCACGATCAATTCTCTGTGCTGCTGTATATAAAGCACGATTTCTATAGTCGTCACTTGTTGAACCAGCTTCCCAAGCAATTACATCATCATCAGCAACAAAACCTTCAATCAGTTCATTTGCTTCTGTAAGTGAGATGTAACTGTT